TTTCTTTGCAGGAGCAGCGGCGGCGGCCTTGGCCTCGAGCACGCTGGTCAGTTGAATGCGGCCGGCGGCGCGCAATGCGGATGCCTCGACATCGAGCAGGTCCAGCTTTTCGCCAGCCTCGGCCCAATGGCCACCGCCCCGCGGATAGGGGACGAGCACGGTGTAATTGAGGCGTTCGTGTTTCACAGCCATAGGATCTCCAGGCATGAAAAAGGCCGCGTATGGCGGCCTATGGAAAGGGGTGGGTTGATCGTGTGCGGGGGTGGTGTCACACCGGGTCGAGATCCTCATAGCCCTGGCCGGTTAGCCAGCGCTCAATGGCGATCGGGTTCGGCGCGTCGGGCCAGGAGCTCGACGCCGGGGCGCTTGTATCCACTTCGACGCGGTTGACGAGCACCCGGTAAGACTTCCAGGCGGCGAGCGCCTTGGCCTCGTCATCGGTGGCCATTTTCTGGTCGACCGCATCCTGCAGGATGCTTAGCTGCCCGGCTGCGTACTGCAGGAGCAGGCCCTTTTTCTGGCTGGCGCGCTGCATCAGTGCGGCGCTCTGCGCGGCCTTGTCGACCTGCCATTTTTTGTCGACCCAATCGTCGAATTCGGTGGCCGGCGCCTGCAGCGTCCAGCCGGTGGGCAAGGCGCCCAGGTCCGACCAGATCACCGCCTCGCGGGTTTCCGTGCTGTAAACCGTCTTTCCGCGGTGGTCCTCGACCTGGCGCCATTTGTCGCCCTGGCGAATCAGCGCCCAGCCCGGCATGACGTCAGGCGGCGAATCCAGATAAGCCATTGCTGGCACCAGCCAGACGCCCTCCTCGAGCGGGCTTGGATCTGCCAGCGCCTGGCTGACGTATTCGCCCGTTTCTGGATGGATCGCGTAGGTCGTCGGCGGCGCCAGGCCGGACCACCAGGGCTCGGCCGGGGTGGTCAATTCAGGGAAACGGGTCCCCTCGACAGCCTCGGGCGAGGCGCCGTTTACTTCGTCGGTCATGGTGTCCCCTTAGAACTTGATGCAGGCCAGCAATGCAACGTTGCGCGGGCGCGATTCGCTGCCGCCGGAGTTGTCGACAAAGACGCTGTGCGTGTGCGCACCGGCCGTCGTGGTCGGCAATGTGAGGTTGTCGCTGTACCAATTTTCATCGCCATAGACGAGGTTCCCCTCGCCGTTTGCACGGTCGCCTTTAACCGACGTTGTGTGGCTGTGAGAGCCCGCGCTTGCCGTGGACGCCGTGTGTTTGTGCTCCAGGTTTTGGCTGGCTTGCCAACTGCCAATGACCCGGTTGGCATCCACGCCACGCGCGTCGTCCCATCCGCGCGCGAACTCGCCGCGCATGTCCGGCAGGTTGAACGTGGTAGAACCATCGCCCGCACCGTGAAGGGTGCCGATTGCAGCGAAAAGCGCGGCGTAGGTCGCTCGACTCACTGCCGCGCCGTTGGCCTTGAGATAACCGAACGGAGCGTCAGAACGTGCGAAGAAGTCGACCGCGCCGGCGCGATTGCCTACCGCTTCCATCACAAAGGCGGTACTGGCTGCGTTCGTGCTGTTATCGCCACGGCCTGCCGTAGTGACGCCCAAGCCATTCGAGCAAACCACCCGCCCGCTAGCCAGGTCGACCGCTAAAGGTCGCGCGGGGCTCCATGTCCCGCCCGGATCGCCTGCCGCGGTAATCATCAAATACAACGATGCACCGTCGTTACGCCAGAACGTGCCGTAATTGCCGCTCATAATCCGCCAGCTATTGGCCGACTTGGTCTGCATTTCGCCGTTAGACAAAACCGTCAGCAGCGGCGCGCCCCAGGTGGCGCCGTTATCGCCGTTATCCCAGTCCAGGTACAGACCGTTGGCGTCCGTGCGCCAGCGTGAAGAACGCCCGCCTTCCGATCGATCCACCATGGCCAGAGTCGGTGCAAAGTTGCTGACCGTCAGGCCACCAGTGCCGTCGCTAGCGTCACTTTTCACGCTCAGCGTCGCCACGGTCTTGTCGAGTAGGTAGCCACCCTGGCGGACCTGCATCGGACCCGCAAACTCGACGATATCGTCGTCGTTCACACCGCCCCAATAGGTTCGGCGATCGGCGTTCGCTAGGCCCGCCTTGGTGTAGTAGAACCGAGGACGCCAGCCGCCTTTGCCGTCGTTCAAACCCTGCAGAGACATCACTGTAACGCCGTTGGAGTTTCGATATTCCAACGACAAATGCCCGGACGGGTCGGCATTCAGCAGCGCGACGGTTTTCCATGCGACGCCAGAGGTGGCGCCTCGAAACACATGGTCGGTTTGATCCAGCAGGTCGGAAAATTTGCCGGTGGTGGCCACCGTGGCAAACGCATCCGTGAAGGCCAGCTCGCGCCAGGCGTACCAGGCCGCATCGTGCTTGACCCGGATAAACGTGCGGCCGCGGCTGCTACCACCCGCCCCGAAAACCTCGGTGGCGAATTGCACTACGCGGGCCGCGGCGCCGGCGGTGCCCATGGTCATTACGTCGAAGGCTTGCGGCGTGTTTGCCGAAACGCCAGTGCTCGGCCAGCTCAATGCTGCGCCTTTGCTTGCCACGCCCTCGCAGCGCACTATGGAGCCCGTTGCAGCCGTATCCAGGCTGATCGTATCCCCGAAGTTTGGAGCCTGATTGCCGGCCAGGCCGTAAGCCTGCAGCGTGCCCGCGAGAAACGCGGTGGTGGCCAGCAGGTTCGAGTTGTTTCCGATCGCTGGCGTCGGGGCCGTTGGCAAGCCAGACAGGGCCGGGCTGGCCAATGGGGCCTTGAGGCCGAGCGCGGTCGCGATGGTGGTCGCAAAGTTCGGATCATTGCCCAGCGCTGCAGCCAGCTCGTTGAGCTGGTCGAGCGCCGGACCAGCACCGCCGATCAGGTTGGATATGGCCTTTGCGATCTCAGTCATCACAAACGCGGTGTTTGAGATCTGCAGGTCATTCGTGCCGCCGGCCGGGGTCGGCGTGGTCGGCTTTCCTTTCAGCGCGGGGCTATCCAGCGGCGCCTTGGCGGCCAGCAGGGTAACGACTTGCGCGGCGGTGTAGATCTGCGCGAAGGCCAGCGGCGTCGTGCCCAGCACAATCGGGGCGTTCGTGGTGAGGTGCCAGAGGCTGTCGCCGTTGGCGTTACCCTCCTCGACCGCGACCATAAGCTCGGACGTCACCTCGACGCTGGCGTCGGCGTCCGCGGCTCTGATCCACGCACCGTTAGCCACGATATAAATACCGTTTAGCCAGGCGTTGGTTTGATTCTTGACGAGCACCCGATCGCCAGCGACGACAGGCACGCTATCGATGGTCTGCGCACCGCTCAGGGTGATATTGCCGGTCGTGGCCACCCGCACCGATTGCTTGTAGTCGAGTTTCGCCAGCTCGCCGGCGACGTAATCAACGACCCAGGCCCGGGTTGCTTTAACGATCGACTCGTCGACCGCCAGGACCACGTTGGGCGCGTTGCTGGTCTGGAAAATGGCCCGGATGTAAAACTCTTTCCCGGCGCCGGTGGTGGCCAGTACGGGCTTGTACGACTCGGGGTATTTGACAACGGCGTACAGAATGCCGGTGTCGGTCCAGATGCCAGCCTCGCGGATATACCAGCCGCCGACGTTATCGGGCAGGAGCAGCTCAGCGACCAGCCAGCTCGGGTTATTCGCATCCTGCAGCAGCGCATTGATATCGCCTCGCCACACTTCGCGGCGCAGCTCGGTCATGGTGGCATCAGGGTTGTAAACGGAACCTTTGCCGTCGCCGACCGAGAATTTACTCAGCTTGATCGCGACGCCGTTGGCCTTGCAAGCCGCCTCATGGGCCAGGCCGGCATTGGTGAGGAGGGTGTAATAGTCGGCCATCACGACTCCATGGGCTTGATGGTGGTTATCTCGATGGTGTAAGTCGCGGCGGCCAGGTACGGCACGCCGGAGACTTCCAGGCCCTCGAGCAAATAAGGCTGAACCGTCCCGACCTCGGAAAAGATCGCGCCGGCCGCGATGTAAAGCGGGCCGGTGGCGGTCAGGCCGATCGAGACGGTCAGGGTGTCGCGCTCGCTCTTTGCAGCGGCCAGGCGCTGGTCGAGGCGCGCGTTGATCTCCTCGCTATAGGGCGTATTGGCAAAGGCCCTAACGGTGAAGCTGTACGGGGTGCCCTTGGGCGTCTGCTCATGCCAGGCTGTAACGTCGGGCAGGAGCTGCAGGCCCTTGATTGCGTTCTCGAGCGCCGCCCGGGTGCCGGCTTGGCGCTTGGTCGGCCAGGCCAGGGCGACGGTGAGCCGCTTTTCGGTCTCGTCGGCGTCCGGGTTCCACTCGTCGACGCCACGATCGGCCGCCAGGTAGGGCAGAAACTCAGCCGGCGTTTTTGAGGGATCGAGCAGCTCGGGAAACGGCGCGAGGATCTGATCGAGGAAGTGCCCGAAACCGATATCGATGGCGCGCTCGAGAATCGAGCCGCCGGCGTGGATAGGCGCCAGTTCGGCGCTGGTGTCGTCACTCATTGCGTCGCGACCTCGAGCTCGATGCCGGTGCAATACGGGGCCTCGCTGGCCTTGGCGACGATCGCCTCAGTCGGCTCGAGGATCTCAATGCGAACGGCACCGGCGGCGTGCAGCGTGTAATCGATCCAGCTCGGATCGATGCGCGCCTCGAGGCGGTGGCGCTCGTCGGCGTAGGTCTGCAGCGCCGCCGTGGCGGTGGCCTTGGTTAACGACGTATCCGGCCCGGAATTGATGTAAGCCCGAGCGCGGATCTTGTAGGGCTTGATCGCTGCGGGCTTGACCAGTACCTCGTCAGTTTCGGGGCGCACGTCTGGCCGGTCGAAATGCTTGGCCACCGCGGCGAGCAGATCCGCCGAGGGCACGCCGTCGCCGTCCTGGCCGAGCACGGTCACAGTGACTTGGCCGGGGGAAGTGCGGCGCGCAGTGGCGTCCTTGACCTTGGCCGCGTAGCCGTCATCGTTGAACCTGTACGTCACCACGACTTTTCCGGCGTTGGGGGTCTCCACCGAGACGCTCGCCCGGCCTGCCAAGGTCAGGGCCTCGCGGCGGTACTGCATCCGCGAGCCCGCGGCCGGCGCATGAGGCGCCAGGTAGTAGCGCAGGCGAGCAGCGTCGTCGCTTTCCGCAACGTCGGGTTGCGGTGGGTAGGCGTTCGGGTCGCCCTTTTTGATGATCTGCCGCTCGAGGCCCATATCGGCGAGCCTGGCGTTTAGATTGGTGCCGTTTGCCCACCAGGCCAGCGACTGCTTGATCTTCGCGTTATCGTCGCGCGCCTTCGTCTGCAGGCGGGTCGCCAAAGCCTCGAAAACCACCGTGAGCAGCTCGGACTCGTTCGCAAGGCTGACGGCCAGCGCCTCGCCCAGCTCGGGGCTTTTGCGCTGCGCGTAGCTGACCACCATAGCCTTGAGGGCAGCGAGCAGCGGCTCGAACTGCTGGACCTTGACGATCTCAGGTTCGGCGAGCTGGTTCTGCCCGGGGATTAACATACTCACGTCGCCACCTCGAACGTCATTTTGCGATTGCGCCAGATGCCCGAGATCTGCAGGAGCACGCCGGCGCCGTTGGTGCGCCGACTGGCGAGCACGGTCTCGGGCGCGAAGTCGCCGATGCCGTTGATCTCGTTGTAAAAGGTCGCCGAGGCGTAGCTCTGCGCGAGCAGCAGCAAGCCGTCGCCGGTGTTTTTGGCTAGCAGCGCGGGAAGGTCCGAGCCGTAGGTCGGCCGCTTGGTGCGCGTGCCGATGGGGGTAGTCAGCGCCCGCGTGGCGCGCTGAACGAACTGCTGCCAGTCGTTGACGGCGGCGCCGGTACTTCTATCGATTCCGATCATGCGGGGGGCCTACGCTTTACTAATGAGCTTGCCCATGTGGTCGACCAGGGGGCCGAGGAAATGCACGCCCGTCGCATCGAGCGCGAAGCCCACAGCCCCGAGCAGCACCTCGACGTTTTCGCGGGTGGCCGTGACGCTCAGCGGGCCGCTGGCCCAGGTGAAGGCGTGCGTGGCGTGGTCGTAGCTGCTGGCCGCGCCGTCCTTGTAGATCCGGCGGGTCTCGGTGGGGCTGGTGGACGGCAAGGGGAAGGCATCGCAAGGGATGCCGCACAGAGCGACCGTCTGCGCGCCGCTATCGCCACCGCCGAAATTCAGGAGCAGGCACTGCTCGCCGGCCGAAGGGTGGCGGGTTTCGCTCTGCTCGCCGGCCGAGGGCATGAAGTAGCGCACAGACGGCGTTTTCAGATCTCCATGCCCGACCACCGCGCGACCGCTGCCGGCGTCGACCGACTCGACGATGCCGATGCGGATGGTGTTTTCGGTGCGCCGGCGCAGGTCCTCGATCTCGGTACGCAAGTCGAGGATCTCGTCGATCAACGGCCGCACCTCGGCGCTAATCATTCGCGCGATCGCGTCCATCATGGGTCCAGATCCTCGATAGGGCGGTATTGCGCCGGATCGTCCAGGCTAGGGACCTGCCAGGAACAAGCCGCGAGCGGCATGGCAGTTATCACCGGGTCGACCTCGAGAACGTCGCCGATATAGACGGTTTGCGTGAAGCTGGCCGCCCAGGCGTCATAACCCTCGGCGCCGTTCTGGAACATCGAGGGGCCGCTGCGCAGGTTCTGCGGAAAGCCACACTGACGGCCCGGAAGGCCCCAGCGGTTATCCTTGGCCAGACGCTCGAGCAGGGTGGCCAGGTTGGCCGCCTCGAGCGCTGCGTGCTCCCGCCACCGTCCGACGACGCCGTGCAGCGTCACGTTGATTTGGTGGCCGATCCGGCCGTCGTTGCTGCGATCGGCCGGGGCGGTGCCCTCGAGCTCGATCAACACAGTCGCATCGCGCACCACGCCGTCGAAGGCGTCGTAATTGCCAACACTGACGCCGATATCGGCCTGCAGGATGGCGTCGCCTATTGCGAAAAACAGGTCTGAAACTCTATCCAGACGATTTAAGGGCATAGCGTGCCTCTTGCTCGAATAGCTCGACGAAACGCGCCTGCGCGCGCTTCTCCCAGCGGCCGAGGAGATCCAGGGCGGGGCCTTCCCAATCCTCGGTGACGCGCACCAGGGGGAGCCGCTCGCGGCCCTTGCGGCGCCAGACCATGGCCGGGCCGTTCTTTACCTGGCTGATGAACGCATCGTCATAGGTGCGATGGCCCACAGCGACGCCGGTGGCGGTCTGTTTGGGGTTGCCGAGGTAGTGGACTGAAATGGGTTGCAGGCCGACCCAAACCTTGACTTGGTTGCCGGCGGCCTGGCTGAAAATGTTGTAGCGGTGACGGACCGGGCTTTGCACTATCCCGAGGGTTTTGGCGATCTCCCGCGTGCTGTGCGTCCGCAACCACTGTGCGGTTTTGCGCAGCGCGCGGGCCGCGGCAAGGTCAAGCTGGCGCTGCGCCCGATTGAGGATCTCGGGCACAGCGGCGAAGCCCTCAGCCAGCTCGAGGTCGATTCGGAATCCAGCCATTTGACTTGGTGTCCTTTGCTCGATCGGCGCGATCGCCGTATGGGACCAGCGTCAGCAGCGAGCGAAGCCGGCCATGCGGCGCGACCTCAGTGATAGCGAATTCGACGCCGGCGTCGACGACCTTGGCGACTGACCAATCGGCCGGCACGTCCTCGTTGGGGACCTGCAGCACCTTGACGTCGGCACGGACGCGCAATTGCGCGGCGCCCTTGGCCACGTCGGGGCGCTGTATCCGTCCAAAGGCAGCAGGGTCGCCCCACATGCCCAGGACGTCGGCTGGCACGCCACCGCCGCCGATAATCACCACACGACAGCCGAACTCCTCGGGATCGAAGAACGACGCGAGGTCGTCATCGCCGATCATTCAGCGGCCGGGGCGGGCTTGCCCGACTTCTTGGCCTTGAGGGCCTCGAGCTCGGTGCGCAGAGCGTCACACTTGCCGACCAGGGGCAGCAATGCGTCGCGCTCGCTGATTAGGGTCTCGCGACCGACCGTCAGCGATTCGACCTCGCCCTCAAGCTGCGTGACTTTCTCCTGCAGCGCGTTACGCGCAGCGGCCACTTGGCCGAGTTCGGCTTGCGCCGCAACCAGTGCGGCAATGGTTGTTCGATCATCGTCGCCGCCCTCCCCGGACGCTGTACTGCCGCTGCGATAAGCGGCGATCTCCTCGTCGGTGGCGTCGCGGGCGACTTGCCCACCCACCAGGTCGTTTCGGAGCTGGCGCGAGACGTCGAGCGTGGTGCCGACTTCGATCAGCTTGGGGCCATCCCAGAACTGGTGCAGAACGACGATCAGATAACCGATCGCCAGGCTGATATTGCTCATTCCGGCTTTCTCCCGGGTTGTGCTGGAAATAAAAAAAGGGACCCGAAGGTCCCCATGCCTGCCCGCTAAGGTTGGTTATTGCGTTTTACGCGCGATGCAGAAGCTCGACGGGTTGCGGTTGGCGGTGTCGCAGTCTTGGAACACACGGATCACCAGGCCATCGCTACCGGCCAGAGCGGCGGTGTCAGGCTTGAGATCCAGCGCACCCCACAGACCGATGATGATCTGCGACCAGTCGCCGAAGGCCCAGGCATCGGCGGGCACTTGGTTCGAGGCCATAGCCTTGTGGCCGTTGACCTCGTTACCGCGCCACAGGCGATCGCTCGAGGCGCCGTCCGGGTCTTCTTTCTTCTTCTTGGCGTAGCCGCGCTGTGCGGTGCCAGTCAGGTACTGCAGAGCACCCATGTCCGCGTTGAAGGTCGCGATTTTGGTTTCCATGTCGACCAGATCGTCGAACGTAATACCGCTGGCCGCGTACTTCAGGCCCGGGATGCCTGGCTGCGAGAAAACGCCCAGCGGCGTGTTGTTCTCGCCGGTGCCGGTCAAAATGCCGAGGTCCATGGCCACCGCGACGCCACCGATCAGCTCGTCGACAATCAGGCGATCGATCGACATCGCAGATTGGTTGCGCAGCTTGCGAGTGACCGGGATACCGCCCGCGATGGTCTTGAGGCGCAGACCCACGGTGGTCAGGTCCATTTTCGACAGCTCGACGTTCTGGCCCTCGGCCAGCCACTGGAAGTTGGCGCCGCCGATCTTTTTGGGAATGTCGACGTCACCCTGCAGGCCGGCCATGATCCGGGCGCCCAGGGCAGCGGTGACAGTGCGGTTACGCACCAGATCAATGAATTGATCGATGCGCAGCTCGGTGTCGACCAGCTCAGCACCGACGCCAGGCGCCTTGCTCATGCCAGCACGGGCCGCGAGCAGGTCATGCGGAACGAAGAAGCCGCGAGCCTCTCGGCCCATCGCGTCGGCTACAGCGATCGAAACCTCGCGCTCGAAACCGGCAGCTTTCCAATCATTGGATGCAGATGCCTCGATCGCACGGATCAGCGAGTAACGCTGGCCCTCTTTTTCGGTCAGGCCCAGGCCGCGGGCTGAAACGTCTTTGACGAAGCCCGGCAAGTCGCTGGCGCGCTTGCTCTCGGGACCCTGACCCAAAGCCGCCGGGGTCAGTGCGCCCAGGATGCGGGCGCTAACCTGCTCGACTGTCAGGCCCTCGGCGATCGCTGGCATCGCCAGGTCGCGCTTACCGTGCTGCTCGCACAGAGCCAGGATGTCCATGCCGCGCTGCCGATCGGCCTGCAGAGCTGCAGCGGTGTCGGGGGCGCCGGTGGTGGTGGTGGTTGCTACAGACATTTCAGGTCCTCGAACGGTGTTCGGTTGTTCAATTTCAGGAAGGGAACGGCCCACCCCGACAGTCGGGTCAGCCGGAATCGAAACGCTAGAAACCTCGTAAGGCTCCCAGCGAGTGACGCGGTAAAACTTGGTGTCGCCCTCGGTTCGCTCGAGGGCCATCGTGATTGGGTTGTAACCAATCGAGACGTTGACGCGGATCTGGTCGACCACGTCCTGCCAGACCTCCTCGGCGGCCTGGCTGCGCGAGAAACGCACCCGACAGCGCAGCTTTCGGTCATCGTCGAGCCATGCCAATTCGACGATGCCGATCTGCGACCAGCGATCGTGCATATCCAGCAACGGGGCGCCGGAATTCATGCGGGTGAGGTCGACCGCGGCCTCGGAGTGGTCGAGGATCTCCATGCCGAACCAGCGCTGTACGGGGTACTCGCTCGAGGCCGCGATCTCGACGGTTCGGTTTTCTTTGTTGAGGGTGGACAGGTCGACCGCCATGGAGCGGTGCAGGGGCTTACCCCCCAGCTCGCGCAGCAGCAGCGACGGGTCAGTCGTCATCGTCATCGGGTTTTTCCGGGATGGGCTGGCCAGGGGCCGGCAATTCAGGGGAGAGGCCGAGCTCGCGCAAACGCGCTTCCTCCTCGGCCATTTCGGCAAACACTTCGTCCGGGTCGCGGCCGGTGGATCTGATGTATTCGCCGCGGGTCTTGGTGCGGTTGCCGATCGACTCGCTCGCCGCCTTGGAATCCTTGCTCGGGTCTACCCAATCCCAGCCGCGAGGCGCCCAGCCGAGCTCGTTCCACAGCTCAGCGGTACGGGCCGGCAAGCGCAGCACACCCTTGAGGGTGGCCATTGCGAGCCAGGTGTCGCCCACTACCTCGAGCAGCTCGTCGATAGCGAACTGCTGCGTGTCCTTGTAGAAGTCACGCTCGTCGAGCTCGCCCGATCGCAATGCGGAAAAGCTGACCGACTCGAGGTCGCCGGAGATCTTGTTGTAGCCAGGGCCGACGCCGGCGGCGAAGCCACGTAGCGCCGTTTTGGTGAAGGGCGCGAAGTTGCTCGAGGGGTGCGTGTTGTTGAAGGGTTTCCACTTCACGCCGTAGGGCAGCAGCTTGTTGGTGCCCGCTTGGATCTCCTCCTCGATCTCGCCGTCGTCTGCTGCGCCAGGGTCCTCGATCGCGTCGGCGTCCTGCTCGTAAATGCCGGTAATCTTGGCGCCCATTTCCGCGGCGATTAACTCCGCGTTGTGGTATTCGCCGAGGTGGTGCAGGTTCAGCGCCGAAGCGTGGGACCAGGTGAAGCCGCGCGACTGGTGAGGCCGCCATGGCTCGAACGAGTGGCGAAGTTCATCGACCGGAATGCGGTCATACTTCTCCTCGGGCCGACCCTGATAAATATCCCCCGGGTGCGATCGGAGCAGCCAATAGGCTACTGGCGCCTCCCAGGCATCGCGCTCGACCCCCATGCGGATTCGGTTGCCGTTGCTCAGCTCCTCATTGAGCGTCAGATCTAGGCGATCGACCTCGAGGATCTGCAGCGCGAAGCCGTGGCGGTTAGGGAAGTTGCGCACCAGGCGCACCATGACCTCGCCGTCACGCGCGAGCGTCTCCAGCCAAAGCCTTTGGAACTGCCAGAACGAAAGCGAGCGCGTCACGTCGCAATTGCCACGCTTGCACCACTTCCACCACTCCAGCTCGATCGCCTTGCGGGTTGCCCGGTCGGGCTTGCCGTCCAGGCCGACCGCCTTCGACATAAGCTGAATGCCGCGGGAGCCGATCACGTTCTGCTTTAGCAGGCGATAAAAGCGCTTTGCATAGCCATTGTTGATCGACTGCTCGCGGGCGCGCGCCATGAGAGAGGCGTGGTCCGCATAAATCTCCTGATTCGCATCGCCGTAGCCCGCGCGGCGCGTCCAGCTATTGGTCAAGCGGTTATGCCTGGCCATCTGAAACGATCGGGTGGCGCCAGGGCCTGCAGCGGTTGGGCCTAGGGACGGCTCCTCACGCTCGGCAGGGCGTCGACGAGTGCGAACGCCCAGCCATTCAGTAAACCGGCCCATTAGCTAAGCCTCCCGCGGGTATAGCGGACGAAGCCTCGACCACTCGCTCGACGCTGCTCGCTGGCCACCTCGCGGCGGTAGCGGGAGCGCAGGGCCTCGAGGCGCTCGATCGGGATGCGGTCCAGCCGCATTCCGTCGATCTCATAGCTCTGCTGGTCCTTTGGGATGCGCTTTTCGAGCGCCGCCTCGATCAGATCCAGCATTCGCCTGGCGTGGGTTCGGCCATCAATAGGGCCGGCCTGCAGCAGATCCGGCAACACGGTCAGCTCGCCGCTGGCCAGGGTCTGGCGATCGTCGCCGCGGACGGCGTAGCAGGCCCAGCGATAGACGCCGGCCGGGAGGGCCATGGTCTGGCTCGACGTGGCGGCGAACTGGAAAGGCTCGCCGCCCGTGCTGGTCAGATCCAGGCCCGCCGCCCCGCGCAGCGAGAACAGCAGGGACCAGCCAGCGGCGGACGGATAGGCACGGGCATCCCGCGCCCAGGCGATCGAGTCGCCGGCGTGCAGTTGGGTCGGTTCCATGGGTTACCGCTTGCGGTTGATTCTGAAACGCCCACCCTTTTTCGGGGCAGGCTCGGGTGGGGCAGGATCTGGTGAGTCAGGGACCGGCGCAGGGGCTGGCGAAGGCTCGGCCGCGGGCGCCGTTTCAGGCTCCAGCGGCTCGCCGTTGGCGACTTTCACCGCGTCTTTGAGTTGGGCGCGGGTTAACACTCCGACCTTGCCGCGGTGCAACTTCTCGCGCAGAGCAAGGATGTATTGCATCGCCTCGCAGTCGAGGTAATGGTTTTCCCCGACCTGCGCGAATCGGCCCTCGGCCTCGCGCCACTCCTCGCCGACGATTTGTTTGCAGTAATCGTCGGTGACTTGCGCGTGCAGCAGCCACCAGCCCGGCCGAGTATCCGGCCGACCAAAACGGCTATGCACCCAGCGCTTGGCGAGAGGCGAATCGAAGGCCCAGCGACTGTCGCCGCGCTTGCGGACCTTGCCGAGTTTGTTGACCTCTACCATTTCCTTTTTGAATGGCTTTTCCAGCTTGTCGCGACCACGCAAGGCCAGCACTCGACCCTGATGGGCATGGATAAAGGCATAGACCTTATCGTCTCGATAGCCGATATCGACGCCCATGGTGCCAATGCTGAAACCGTTGTAGTCGGTATCGAGCAGCTCGCCGAGCTGGTCCCACACGCCGTCTTGATCGGTCTCGCCCCACAGCTCGCCATGCTCGAGCAGCGCCGAGCCCATGCCCGGATACCAGGCCCGAACCACGTAGACGAGGCGATTTTTCTGGACGTCGACCGTGCAGAAAATATGCGATGGCGGCAGCAGCAGCACGCCCTCGGCATAGCCGAAGCACGCGGCCCGGATCTCCTCCCAGGACGGGACGTCACCCGCATCGGCATAGCACTCGCCAAAGCCGGTATTGAGTACGCCCTGCAGGGTGGCCGGCGAGCCGGAGATCTGCGCGCCCAGCAACTTTTTCGCGAGAAAGCCATAGGACTTTTTCGCCGCGAAGCTGCAGAGCCCCGAGATCCAGATCGAGTAATGCGTAAAGCCTGCCGTGTCAGCGGTGCCCTGCAGCTCGCCCTTTTCACCGTCGACGCATCGGGTGATTCGTTCGCCAGGTGCAACGGCGACGCCGCGGGCATTCATCCAGGGGCGCCACTTGTCCTCGATCTGGCACCCCGAGCTCGGGCAGGTCAGCCGAGCGAACTGCTCGGCCTCGTCCGGGCTGCATTCTTTTTCGGGCTCGCCCTTGCCAGGCCACCAGAGCAGATCGCTATGCGGGATAAAGTATTTGCCACAGTGCGGGCAAGGAATGGCCCACTCATGCCGCGTACCAGACTGCCAGAGCTGCCAGACCTTGGAGCCCAGCGCCGCGGCTTTCGTCTTCTGCCAGTGCCACAGGCCGGTTCGCTCGTCGGGTCGCTTGGTCACCTTGCCGCCGGTAGGCGTGGCGGTGTAACCGACCTTCGAGTCGACATAAGCGTCGCCCCGGGCCTCGATGATCTCGGTGGTGTCGCCTTCGCTGGTGTTTACGATCCGGTCGACCTCGTCGACAAGGATCAAACCCGCCGAGTCGGCCGACAGCTCGGTCGGCGAGCCCGCCCAGGCAAAGCGTAGCTTTGTCGCGCCGATCCACTTGACGAACGTACTGGACGTGGCCGCGTGGTACTTCTCGAGCAGCGACTCGCAGCCGCGGATCATGTCCATAAATTTCGGGACAATCGTGCTTTTGAGCAGCGGCGCCGTGGGCGCGATGTACATGATCGGCGTCGGATCTTCGTCCAGGCGGTGGCCACAGACGTTTTCCATCGTGACCGACTTGCCCATTTGGGTCCCCATGACAAACGTCACGCGGGAAAAACAGGGTTGCGCGAACGCCCAGGCAACGGGGCGCATGTAGGGGTTCGCGTCAGGGTTGAACGGGCCAGGGATAGGCGCGGCCGGAGGCATGACGCGGTTGTCGCGTGCCCACTCGTCAGCCGTTCGCCTCGGTGGCGCTTTCACCAGCGTCGCCAGCGTCGAGATTGAGCTGGCCAGTTTGAGCAACGAGCTCCCGTGAGCGAGATTCAAGGCGGTCGGCGGTAGACGCTCTAATCCGCCGCATTTCGTCAAATAGTCGCGCTCGGATTGTGGCAGGGTCATCGATCACCGCCAGGTCACTCGCGAGCCGGCTGGCAACCGAGTCGAGTTGCGTTGCGTAAACGGCGGCGATGGTTTTGAGAAAGAACACGACACCCTCGACCGGGACCATGCGGCTCCTGGCCGTGTCGATCTCGATCTGCAGTTTTTCGCGGCGCGCTCGCTTTAGTAGCTTGTCCTCCGACGAGGCCGAGCCGTTGCCCTCCTCGTCGTCATCGTCGTCGCCGATCTCTTTGCGCAGCGCGTTGGCGATCAGCCAGTTGATGGCCTGCTCGCTATCGATCTGCACCGGGACACCCTTGCCGCCGCCGCCGGCAACGGGCAGGCCGTCGTCGATCAGCTTCGTTATCCAGCGGGGCGACTTGCCGATCAGGTCGGCCAGTTCCTGCT